CTTATCTTTTGTGAGATATCTTCCATATTACGTTCATCACGTACATTTGAAGCCTTCCATTGAATAATAGCATTTCTATCTATTGTAACAGGATAATTATCTATTAATTGTCCTTGACCTGGTGCTACGTTTCCATGCACTTCATTTAATGGGAAAGTTCCTACACTTGGCACTAATCTAGTAGTAGAAGTTGCATCACTCAAAGTTATTGGCAGACTCTCAGTAGATATAGTCATGTAGTAAGCCTCAGGTCTATTTGTTGTTGCTATTAATCTATCGTATTGTCTAGTTAAATCAGTTAAGGCAAAGTTAGAAGGTCCTACATCTACTTGAGCAGTAGCAGGGAAGTATTCTACACTAGGTTTTCCGTCCTCTAATCCACTAAAGTAAGTTCTATTTTGACACTCACTATTACCATATAAGAATACTCTAGTGTCTAAATCTCCGCCAAACACAGTACCAAACTTCATACCATCTATAATATGTCTATCTCCATCATCTAAAGTCCAATAGATATCTACATTATCCATAGCTTGTTGAGGTGCATTATTAAATGTTACTACTCCATTTGTTAAATCAGCAGTATAATCAGTTGTTTCTTCTGCATCTACTAATACTTTATCAATAGAAGTTACTCCTTGTTGTGCTATATGAAACGCAGTAGAAGTTCCATCTCCATTAAATGTTTGGTGTTTCTTAGGAGACAGCATATTAATTTCATCATATACAACTCCTCCACCTTCAGGTTTAGAATTAATAAAAACAAGAGGTGTATATCCTTCCACCTCTTTTAATGTTGTTCCATCCCAACTCATGTATTTACCACAAAGAATATATACTTTTTTATCAAATGTAAAGAAAGATACTTCATTATCTAAAATATTCCCTATTAATGTAGGCTCTAAACCTACTATATCGGCTTCTAGTTGGTCTTTAGTAAAGCAGTATAGTTTTCCATCAGTAGCAACTAAAAGATACTCTACACCACCTAAATTAGTTGTATACATTCCCTTTATAGGAGTTTCAAAATCATATATGTTTCTATACCCATACATTTTTCTTAATTTATAGTCATTAGTTATATAAAAATTATCCATATTACCAGATTCACCTAATTGTATTTGAGTATCTCCAGTATTGGATATGTTTAATCCTAAAAATTTATCTATTATTGCTGGTTTTATGTCTTTTTGTACTTTTAATTGAGCCCTTTCGCCCACCTCCTAATATTTTAGAGTAGCATCATATACATCTTCTCTTTTTTCTGGTTTTCTTGGTGATGGCTTTAAGAACATACCTTTCATTTCTTCATAACGTTGTTCAAAGTAATTTGCTAGTGTTTTATCTTCGTGTAACATTAAATGTGCTGCTAGTCCATTTGTAAGAAGGTTGGTTGCTTTTATATCATCAACTTGAAATGTCTGAGTTAATTCTTCTATTGGTACTGGATATACCCACTCATCTTCTCGTTTATAACGATTCTCTATTCCAACTATTTCATTTTGCAACATAGTTAGAATATATGGTGCTTTTGCTCTATATTCAGCAGTTGATTCAGCATCTAATTCTCCACTAGATAGCATTTCATCTATCATAGCCATTGTCATTTTAAAAATAGTTTCACCTGTCATATTTTACCTCCTCAGAAAAAAGACTCCTAAGAGTCCCTTTTATCAAGAGATAAACTCTTGATTTAATTATTGTTCGAAATGTGCGTAAACAGCATCTTTCTTTGCTTCTAGAACGAAAGTATCGTATCTTACACGACCTTCAACTAAGTTACCATTGATTCCTGGTGGATCTCTATGAATTTTATAATCAGTTAACTTCTTAGGGTTAATAGTTGCAATTGGATGAGTGATAATAAAATCACAATCAGTAGGCATATATGAAGCTGGTACTTTTATTACTGGTACCCCATCAATTTCTCCAACTAATCCTTTATAAGCTAATTTAGTAGCCATATCTCCAGTCTTAGTGAATGAAGAGTCTAGTTTAATAGCTTTGTAGAAAGCTGTATTTACTACTGCTATTCTTCCTTCAGTTGGTACTAAAGAATTATCTAATACTTCTTGTCCATCTAAGAATTTTTCATAAGCATTTGCTTTAGTAATTGCTCCAGTTGCACTATGTCCAGTGTTTCCTTTTGCAGTAGTACCTAATACACTAAGTACTTGCTTATCTTGAGCTGGTACGATTACTTGGTCGATTTCTCTCTTAAGTGCTCTACCAGCATCTTTTACATTTAATTGATCTTGGTTATTTCCTTTATCAATTGTAAATGTAAATGATTTATCAGTTGTTAATTGATATGTATCATAATCATCTTGTAATTCATTTGGTGTACCATAACGGTTAGTTCCTGTTCTTGAATAGTTATTTAATGGTACTGTTGGAATACGATAAATGTGAATTGTATCTACTCCATCAAAATTATAATCGTTGTTTACTAATGGTGCTGTAAATGATGCTTTTTTAAATGCTTCATCTACTTTCTTTTCATATTTTTGAGCTAAATTTATTCCTAATGCCCTTTGTCCTCATTCCTTTCATTATTCATTTAGGAATCCTTCTAAGAACGGATCTGACTCACGTTTTTCATTTGTAGGTCCACTCTCAGTCGTACTTCCTACTGATGATTTTTTGTTTTTTTCATTTGTTTTTGAGATACTAATCTCTTTTTCTAATTCCTTTAGTTTCCATTTCATATAAGCCTCTTTTAAAGAACTTTTTTCAGCGTCTTCAAACACTTCTTTAGGAATACTTTCAGGTTTAACATCAGGGAATTCTTCAAGAAAGTTTTGATATTCTTTAGTTCTTTCTTTATCTTTCTTATCGGCTTCCCTTTCAGCTTTGATATCATTTAATTCTTGTTGTATTTGTCTACGTTGTTGTCTACTAGCAATAAGTTCTTTAGCAATAGACTCTGGTGTTCCAGCATTGATTAAATCTTCTAGTTCATCAGCTTCTCTTTGCCTTTCCTGTTGCTTTTCATATGCCTCTACTTGATTCATATACTCGTCTACTGTTATGCCTAAAGCATCAGCCTTTTCTTTAGCATATTTTTCAAGTCTAGAGTTTTGTAGATTTTCTAGTTCCTGTAGTTTCTTATCGTAGTTTAATCCTTTTTGATAGTTTTCAATTAGGTCTTCAATAGACTCTACATTTACTTCTTCTTTGTTATATTTAATCTTGCCTTTTAAAGCATCTAACAAAGGTTTAAAATCTACTTCTTGTTCAGACTTTGAATTATCCTCAGAAGCTTCACTTGGTACTTCAGCCTCATTGGTTTCTTCTTCCTCTGAGTTAGTGTCCTCTTTCCCGTTAGTTTCTTCAGCAATAACCTCGCTATCAACATCCGAAAAAAAGTCTTCATCTTCCGAAATTTCAGTTGGTATACTTTCCATTTCATTCATTTTTAAATTCCTCCTCTGGGTATGGTAGCCCATAGTACTTTAATAAGTACTTCTCTGCTGCTAAATGGAATTTTATAGGAGGAGTTTTACCTCCCTCCTTTAGTTTTTCAGCAACAGAAAACTACCTATTAAGGTAGTTTATTTTCTTTTCTTTTTCTTATCTACAGCATCTTGAGTGATTCCAGTATCTCCCCAATTATCTTTAGGAGTAGCACTTGTAAAACTTCCTTTAGCATAAATAGGACTTAAACCTTCATCTTTTGTATATCTTTTTGCTGTTTGATTTTCTAATTGTGTATCTCTATCTACTGTTGCTTTTCCCATATTTCTAGCAGCAGCAACTCCAGCTTCTTCCATAGCCTCTTGTCTTCTCTTCTTTAAAGCCTCTACTTTTTTGTTTTTTTCTAATTCTTCTTTTTTACTCACGATTGTAATCCTCCTATCTGTTGAAGTTCTCCCATCTTATCTACAGCATTTCTTCCTACGTCAGTTTGTGGTTGCATTATTGGTATTGCTCCACCTTCTCCCATTTGTAAGGTTTGTGATAAGTCTTCATTAGTAGGTAATGGGTTTTCCATATCTTGCACTTCGTTATATCCTGTATTATCTTGTAATGCTCCCATCATCTCTAGTACTCTTTTCTCCATTTGTTCTGGAGCAAGTTGTGTTAGTGAAGCCCTCATCTCAGGTGGTAGAGTATCCATAAATTGTCCCATCAAGTTATATATTGCTTGTTTATATAAATCACTTTGTTCTATTGAAGTAATAAGTTCTTGTTTTTGAGGTATCAATTCATCAGGAATACGTTTTAAGTACTCAGTAAACTCTAAATATCCGTTATTTAATAGATTATCTAGTGTTTGTACACTAGCAACCTCACTAAAGTAAGAAGCATTTCCTACATCTATTTTAATATGCATCCACATATCTTTTAATTGAGCAAAGTCAAACTCCTCAACAGTACGTTCATTATTTGGTCCAGTAATAACAACAGGTCTTATTCCGTACTTAGTTCCCATCATATCTATGATAATTCTTCCACAGTCCTCTACAAACTCATAGAAAGAGGCTTTAACGTTCTCTAATGGTACAGCAGCACTCTTTTGAATAGCAATAATAGCAGTAGCATTATTCATAGTTACGTTTCCTAATGAAGCATCTCCTACTCCTAATGTTTCTTTAGTGTATTGCATAGCTAATTCAATAGCACTCATTATTTGTGAAGACATTTGAGCAGGCTCTAAATATCCTCCAACATTTTTAATAGAGTCTCCATTTAAGTTAATTACAGGTATTTGAGCTCCTATTTCATTAGTCCATCCTTCTATACGGTCAGCATCATAAACAGCCGTAGGGAACGCAGTAAGCATTAAATGGTATATAACCATAGCAAACATCTTATTTATAGATATTTGGTTAGGAATAATACCAGTAGTTTCAGCACGTCCGTGATAAGTACCTTTAACTTCCTCCCAGTTATTAAAAG